GCTAATGGATTAGGAATTGTATCTATATTACCAATTCGTTTTACTTCTCCGTTAATAACTTCTAATTGTCCGTTTTGTTCTAATTGCTCATCTTGAACAACATAAGCTTTTGCTATATTTCCATACTTTTGTGGTAAAGAATAAACACGAGTTACATAATCTTCTTTTGTTACGGCACGATTTTGTGCATTAAAGTAAGCTGCTGCATTTAATTTAATATCCGATAAAGTTTCTTGACTTGCTCCACCCGTTGCTCGTTCTAAATTAGTAACCAATACACTATCTTTTACACTTTGTTGTAAAGAAGCATCTATACCAGATGTTGAATTGTTAAATAATAATTTACTAAATGATGTAATGGTATTTACTGGAACATTATGCTCTACTGCTCCACCATAACGATAAGTTACGGTTAGTGTTGTATTTGCAGGTGCTAATCCGAATGTTTGTGTTTTTAAGAAATTACTTGGGTCAAAACTTTCATCTAATCTTGAAACACCACCACCTAATGCTGAACCCACATTATCTGGATTTGGAATTATTTCTTCGTCTGCATTATCACTAATACCTGAACCAAATCTTATTTCAGTTTTGTTTTTATCATTTACTCTTGTATTAAACCTTCTTGATGTCTTGATAAGTTTTAGCAAGTAAGGTGATTCATTTTGATATTGTGATAAACTTGGGTCATTTAAAGTTGTGTTTTCTTGTGTTTCAAAAACTGTATCTTGTGCTAAGAAAGGAACTTCATACCAAGTATTTCCGTCTGAATCAGTAACGGAAACTATTTCCGTAATCTTTTCTTTGTCTAATGTTATCTTGTCAAACTTAACTGCTGAACCAAATGTAAATGTTTCTGTTATGGTTGTTCCTGACTTTGCTAAACCCTTTTTAAATAATCTATATGAAGTTGGAATATCACCTGATGTTGGTGTTAGTGGTATAGATTCTAACTCATCTAATGAACTTGATGTTTTAAAGTTTACATCATCTAATAAAGTAAACTCAGTTCCATTTGATGATTTTACTGTTGAACCTGCTTGAATAATGGAAGCGTAATTCATATCAGCTGAAGCTGTATAACTTGCACCGGTTCCACTACCACTTGCTGGTACATCAATATTAAAAGTCAATTCTACGGTAGAAGGTGCTGCCAACTTAGGTTTATATCCATAGGATTGTGCAATATCATAAATGTTTTTTCTTTCTTCTGCTTGGTTTAAAAGTGTTTCTCTAAATTGATTATCTACATAATAATTTAGAACATCACCTACATAAGACGCCATTTCAACAAACATCATACCTGGTGATGCTTCATTAAAGTCGTTGTAAGTATTTGGGAAATAAGATTTCGCAAACTCTATTAAGTTTTGTCTTATATCACGAAAGTCTCTACCAAGATAGTTAATTTCTTTTTTAACTACTTTCTTATTTGTTCCGTAATCTACTTCTCTTGGATTTGGTGTTGGCATTAGTTGTCTCCAATATTAAAATTAAATGTTAGTGTATCAAACACATCTGGGTTAAGTGTAACGGAAAACTCTAATGATATGTTTATTATATTGTCATCTGGTTTTGCCGATACTAAAATGTCGTTAATTATTACATAAGGTAATTGTCTTCCGATAGCATCTCGTATTGATGTTTCAATTCCATCAACTGATATATTACTTATATTTTCAAACACTTGTTGTTTAAGTGATGAACCAAATTCAGGTTGCATAACTCTTTCACCTGGACTTGTCAATAGTAGATTTCTTATATTAGATTTTGCTTGTTCCAATACGGTAGAAGTTGAGTGAAAAAATCCATCTACACTTCTTCCTAATGGGAATCTAATTCCTACTTTAATATCTTCGTTATTATTTATTTCTCTTACGCTTGCCATTATGGTCTAAATCCACCTTCGCCTGATTTCTTTTTATCAATAGCCTTCATCAATCCAGAATAATCACGAGTTAATGCATTTTGAACATCTTCTGGAACTGCGTCTACTGCGACTCCAGCTTTCTTAATAGTTTGAACTGCTCCCATTTCTCGTGCCTTTTCTTTATTTTGTCCACGACCTAAATCCCCATAACCTAAGACATCTGCCATATTATCACTACCTAATACTCCACCACCTAATGAAGGGTATTCGTCCATTTCTGATGGTGCCCCAAGTGGTTTGGTGTTGTTCAATACTTCATTTAAAACTGGGTTTTTTGAATATTGTTTTTTAGGTTTTTTGATAACCTTTTTAGGTTTAGGTTTAGAAATCGTTTCTGCTAATTTGATTTCTTTTTCTTCATTAATAAATATCTCACTCAGTTGTTTTTTGACTTCTTTACGAACAACTAATTCAATTATATTTCTTAATTTATCTTTATTCATTGTTACTCCTAACTTGTTACTGATTCAATTTTTTCTGCTTCATCTTGTACTTCTACCATAGCTTCTAATAAGTCCATACCACCTGAAACTGCCTGAACTTCAATATCAATTTCAGATACTCTTTGGTCAAATCCATCTGCTGAACCTCTTGCTACATAACTATTTAATTTTTCGGAAGCTTCATCTTTTCGTTGGACTAATGATTCATACCCTGGGTCTGTTGGGAATGATTGTTGAACTTCTTCTTCCAGTTTAGTATAAGTATCTAATCGTTGCTTTAATCCACGACCACCTGTAAATTTACTTATAGTTTGTCCTGTTTTTTCTAAATCTTCTATTTTGTTTCTAAGTTCTTGTGCCTGTTCTAATCCTAAATCTTTTATTGTCCCGTCTACCAAATTATCTTTTAAACCATTAACGACATTTGCCACATCTAATAACTCACCTGACTTTATTGCTTCTAATGCTTTTACCTTTTCATCAATTTGGTCTTTAATATTATCTATGTTTCCTTTTAATTGTTTTAGTGAAGAAAACCCAGCTATAATAGAACCAAAGCCCGGAATAGGTTTAAACGCTTCTTTTAATTCTTTCATCGTGTAGGTTTTCCACTTAGACTTATCTAACCATTTTAATTTTAACACCAAGTCATTAAATTCTAATAATCTTTTTGCGTTTTTAATTTTGTCTTTAACATTTTTAAACCATACTGGATTAACTTTAAATGTCGGTAGTCCTGGAATACCAGCTGGAACTAATGAACCAACTTGAACTTTAATAAAATCTAAATTCCACTCAACTTGTTTCGCAAGAACCGCTCCCATTTCTTGCATATTGTCTGGTGCTAATATTACATCTCCTTTTGCTAGGTCTTTATTTATTTGTAATTTTTTTCCGTCTTTAAAATCTTCCACAACTTCTTTTGCTTTAATTGAAACACTACCCTTAGCATTAGAAATCTGAACACCTCCTTTTCCACCTTTGATGTGAACTCTTTTATTTGCAAAGATTGCAACATCATCTTTACTTGCATTAAAAACAATTCTTTCAGCATCAATGTAAACCTGTCCATCAGTATAATCTTGTGTAACAAACTCAACTCCTTCTGGTTGGATTTTTTTCATACTCTTACCAAACTCAACAACTTGTTCTGGATACTGAACACTTTGACTTGTAGTCATTAATATTCTTGAACCACTTGTACTTGTACTATTTACATTTATATCAATGTTAGGTGAATCAAAAAAAGTTTCTTTGACTACTTCTAAAGCATCATCACCAAGTTCATCTGTCAAGTCTTTGATTTGATTACTACTAAGTTTAATATAATTACCAAACCTACCTTGAATTAAAGTATCTCCTTCTCTCGGTACAACTTTCTTTTTCTTGGTATCTCTAAAATATACTCCTTGTACATCTGAACCATCTTTTATTGTGTTGGTAGCACTTATGTTCTTGTGAGTATAATTAAGTTTAGGTAATAAGTCTGGTTTACCATCTATCTTTTTTATCATACTCATCGGTATATAAAATCTTTCTCCAAAAAATTCTATTCCCATTACTACTTCTCCAACTAATGGCATTTGTATAACATTAGAACCAAGTGGTTTAAATGTTTTAGCTGAAAGGTGTGTTAGTGGTTTTGATTGTTCACTATAAACATACCTACCAATAATTTTACCATATTGAACTTTTCTTTTTGTTGCTTTCTTTTCGGCAGTCGTAACTAAATCAATGACTTCAACTGGTTCAATTTGATACCATTGTTCTTCACTTAGTATCTGCTTTATTTTGACACGAAGGTCGTCAGTAGATACTACTCTATTATCTAAAGTATTCGATTCGGTATTTTTACCTACCTGCTTGTAAAAGGCCATTAGTTTTCCTTACTGATAGAACTTTCTATTTCGTC